GAAGATGAAACTGGAAATAATAACGGAACAATGATAAACATGACATCAACTGATTTTGTTGTTGATGTTCCTGAATAAAGATATGGAAAAAAAGTATGTTATAATAAATAAAGAAATGATTGGGGCGGTAGATTTCAAATTAGTTATTGAAACATCATCTTCAACTTTAAGATATAATTTGGATGGAAGCCAAACAATAATAAAATTCATTGGAGAAATACCTCCTTTTTTAGATGGTGAAAAGGTTTATTCTCATAATGAAATAATTGAAACAATCAACAATCCAGAAAATGGATGGATTAACTTAAAAGAATAAAAAAATGAAATTTAAATTAAAAAGAAGTTATAAAGTAAACGACCATAAAACTTTGGTTGCTGGTCAAGTTATGGATGTAACTGAAAAATTCTATGCATGGTTACAGGAAAATGACTATGATAAAAAACAAGAAATAAAAGAAAAGAAAACAAAGAAAGCTTCAGATAAGGAGCAAAAATTATAATTATAAAAAAATAAATAAATAAAATTATGGCAAACGAGGGACAATTAAATGGAACGGAATTAGGTGTTTATGTGGCGGGCGTTTTGGTAGCTTACTCCACAAATGCAACTTTAAACGTAAACCATTCAACAAGAAGCACAACTTCAAAAGAATCTGGAGGTTGGGAAGATAATATGGAGGGATTACGAAACTGGGATGTTTCGTGTGATGCTCTTTATGCGTGGGTAAATCCTGCTGGAAGTCCAATCACTAACAAAACATTAAGCGATTTATTTACTGGTTACCTTGCAACAAGAACTAGTTTTGAATTGACTTTTGGAAATACTGGAGTAGCTGGAACTGATGATACGAAATATGTTGGAGATGCTTGGCTAACTTCATGTAGTTTAACTGCACCACTAGAGGACACTTCAACTTTTTCAGTTAACTTTCAAGGATCTGGGCCTTTAGTTCAAACAATAACTCCTTAATAAGGAAAATTTTAGATCCTGCCCATGCGTTTTCTTTTCTGAGTGCGTGGGTAGGTTTCTTTTAACTCAGGAAAGATAAATACTTAGAAAATGAATTACGAATTATTAGAGATCGGAGAACACAAAATGCCAATTAGATTTGGTTTCAACGCATTGAGAAAATACAGTTTAATGACTGGTTCCACAATGAAAGACTTAAACAAATTAGGATCAGGAGAATTAACTTTCAATGATGCTTTTAGTTTAATATATTGCGGAATGGAAGATGGTTACAGAGCTGCAAAAAAACCATTTACTTATTCAATTGATGACATTACAGACATGTTTGATGGACACATGGACTGTATGGAAAAAGCTTTTGAGATATTGGGAAGAGCAATGGGAACAGGTGAGGAAAAAAAGACAAAGGCCAAGAAGGTGAACAAGAAGAGCTAACTTGGCCAAGACTGGAGAAAGTAGCATTTGGCCAGTTAGGAATGAGAGTTGATGAGTTTTATGATATGTTGCCAAGGGAATTTTGGAATAAGTTAGAGGGGTTTCATGAGTTGGAGAATATGAGGCAAAGAAGTGATTGGGAAAGGACTAGATGGAGCACTTGTTTATTATTGAACATTCAACTTCCTAAAAACAAAAGCATCAAACCAAAGGACTTAATAAGGTTTGAATGGGAACAAGAAAATAAGATTGATTTTGAAGAATTAAAAATGAAAGCTGAATTATATAAAAATAAAATAGAAAATGGCAAGTAAAGCAATCGGGTTTTTAAATTTCAAATTTGGGGCAGATTTAGGTGGTTTTGAAAAAGCCATGAATAAAGCTCAAAAGAAACTTAAAAAGTTCGGAAAGAATGTTCAGAAAACTGGTAAGAGTCTTTCCACAGGATTAACTTTACCAATTCTTGCTTTAGGTGGTGCATCTTTAAAAACATTTGCAGATTTTGAACAGGGGATGTTGAAGGTAAAAGCAATCTCTGGAGCAACAAATTCTGAATTTATAGCTTTAACTGAAAGTGCTAAACTTTTAGGATCAACTACAATGTTTACAGCTTCTCAGGTTGCTGAGTTGCAACTTAATCTTTCAAAATTAGGATTATCACCTACACAAATAAACGAATCAACAGAAGCTATTTTAAATTTAGCACAAGCAACCGACTCTGATTTGGGACAAGCTGCAACAGTTACTGCCAAAATAATGAACGCTTTTGGTTTGGAAGCTACTGATATGACTAGAATTACAGATGTTATGGCGGATGCTTTCAGTTCAACGGCTTTAGATATGACTAAATTCGAAACTGCTATGGCGTCAGTTGCTCCAGTTGCTAAAATGGCTGGTGCTAGTTTAGAACAAACTTCAGCAATTCTTGGAATTTTAGTTAATAACGGAGTTGAGGCATCAACAGCTGGAACAGCATTAAGAAATATATTTTTAGATTTAGCGAAAAGTGGAATGACTTGGGATCAGGCTATGATAGAAATAAATTCTTCAACAGAACCTTTAGCTGTAGCAATGGAAATGTTTGGAAAAAGAGGGGCAAATGTTGCTACAATACTTGCACAAAACGGAACTGAACTTCAAAATTTAACTGAAGATTTTAAAGATTCAGGTGGGGAAGCTCAAGCAATGGCGGACATCATGGATTCAGGTGTTGCTGGTTCTATGCGAAGAATGAAATCTCAGTTGGAGGGGGTTGCAATAGAACTTGGACAACAGTTAGTTCCTATTTTTGAGATTGTAATTGAAAAAATATCTAGTCTTGTAAAATGGTTTTCTAGTTTGTCGGATGAACAAAAAGAAAATGTTGTAAAATGGGGGCTTATTATTGCTGCAATTGGTCCTTTGTTAATTATTGTTGGTAAATTGTCAATTGGAATTTCTGCATTAATACCGATATTTGTAAAACTAGGAACATTTTTACTAGCTAATCCTTATGTTCTTTTGGCCGCTGCTATTGCTGCAGTAGCTTATGCAATTTATGATATGACTACTGCAATGGGTTACCAAATTGATGTTCAGGAGGAATTGGGGAGCTTAAACACAAAAGCTCAAAAATCCATTGCTTCAGATTTATCAAATATTGACCTTTTAACTACTGCAATTAAAGATGAAAATACAAGTTTAGAAGATAAAAAAAGATTGCTTGGAGAACTACAAAAAGCTTATCCAGGCTATTATGATGAAATAGATGAAACTACACTCAGCACACAAACATTAAATGCTGCTACAGAAACATTAACTAAGAATTTATTGCAAACAGCTAAGTTAACAGCTTATAAAGATAAGTTAACTGAGATAGCTTCTAAATTGATTGAGATAGAAAATAGAGAGGGTGTTGATCTAACTACAAATGTTGCTGTAGAGATTGGGATGAATGCTATCTTTGGACCACTTGGAGCTATCATTTCAACAGTAACAGGAGCAACACAAGAGTTAAAAACTTCAATTCAAGAAAATATTGATGTTACTGAATATGAAGAATTATTAAAGTTGCAAGAAAAAATAACTGCAGAAACGATTGATTTAGAGAAAGCAGTTTTAAAAACAAATGCATCTTTAGAAAAATTAAAACATGGTGATGATGATGATGATGATGATGATGATGGGGACGGAGGAAGTGGTGTTGGAGGTAACAATTCACCAACAAAAGAAGATATTTATATTATGGAGGATTTTCAGAGTGCTATTTCTGAAACCTCTTTAGTTTGGGACACTTATGCTCATTCAATGAGTAATGCGGAAGATCAATTTAAGGGAATAGTTTTTTGGCAAACTGAATTAACTGACAATCAAAAGCTTCTTAATGCTGGGATTGGAATGTTTGGGGATGTTTTAACTAGTTCATTAGATTCTGCTTTAAATTCTCAGGAAAATTTCTTTGATGTATTTATTAAAAACATTAAAAAAGCAATAACAAGTTTATTGATTCAATTGGCTGTTATGAGTTTGATTAATATGATGATGGGGGGAGGCGCGGCTGCTTTTAGTATTGCATCATTAAAAACAAATTTAGGCTCATTGATGGGTGTTTCTGCTTTTGCTGAGGGTGGATTAGTTACAGGACCAACAACAGCACTTATTGGAGAGGGAATTGGAACGAATGCTGGGAATCCTGAAGTTGTTGCACCTTTAGACAAATTAAAATCAATGATGGGAGGAGGGAATAATTCTAATATAACTGTAACAGGAAAATTAATTGGATCAGACATATTTTTAAGCAATCAGAATGCATCAAATAACAGGTTAAGAACAACATAATTATGGCAAGAACTCCCTATGGACTTTCAAAATATGCAACAGCTACAGTTAAATCTTTAAATGGCAGTGAATATATAGCTTCAATTTGGTGGACTGGAACTGGAGCTTCTAAAGTTTGGAATTTAAGCTCTAATGGATTAAATTTAAATTGGGAGTCTGAAAAAGTTCAAGATAAAAATTCTCCAATATTAGCTTCTAAATTAACAATGGAAGTCATGGTAGAAGATTTAGATCAGCAACTATTTTTGCAAAACATGAGAAACAACTTGCAAGAAAAAGATGTTTGGGTAGTTTTGGAAACAGCTGCTGGAGATTTGTTATGGTCTGGATATTTTATTTTAGACTTAGAATCAAAAGAAGATGTTTCTTTTCCTTATGTTACTTCGCTAATTGCAATTGATGGAATTGCAACACTAAAAGAAGTTCCTTTTTTAAGAGAAACAAATTCAGAAACTGGAGCTGTTCCAACTTTTCCTTATTCTTATGAAGATACTTTTGCAAATGGTGGATTCAGAAGATTAATTGGAGGAACCAATGATTGGTTAAGATTATTATTGGACAATATTGGGATGCTTTTATCTACCGACACAACAACTGGAACCATATCTAATTACACAATTCAAACATCAATTAATTGGTGGAATGAAGAGATGAATGTTGGACCTCAGTTAGAAAAATGTCCATTTACACAAATGAAAATTAATTTAAAGAATCTTTATACAACAGATTCAACTAATAAATATATTCCTCCAAATACTTATGATGTAATTAAAATGATTTGCAAAAATTTCAATTGTAGATTCTATTATTGGAGGGGAGTTTTTTATTTTGTTCAAATTTCTGAATTTATAACAGATGAGCAAGGTGTTTCTCCTTACAGTGATCCAATAAATATTCCAACAAGAGAATTTTTTTATAACGGTGGAAGTAGATTAGAACAGAATTTTTTAGGAGAAAAAAATTATGGAGCATATTATCAAAAAATAGAATCAGCAACATCTTCAGTTGGATTACAAAAAATAGCGGGTTCAATTTATCAGGGAATTCCAGCAATAAAAAGAACAAATACTATTTATGCTGAATTAGCTGGATCCAATATTTTTAATGGATATCCATTATTTTTAACTCATAATACAGTTATAGGATTAGACACTACTTGGCCAACTGATAATGCTACTCATGCAATAACACAATTTTCTCAAACTGGTCAAAGTTACAATATAATGTCTTTAACGGATGCAGATCAATTAGCTGGTTTTATTTGTAGAATATTTGTTGACTTTACAAATACTTCAGATACTCCTTTAAGATTTGAAGCACTTTGGACACTGAGAGCAAAACCATCAACTTCAGCTTGGGGAGATGCTGACAATTATACAGCCTATAAATATACTAATGGAAATTATGTGCAAATTAGATGGATGATAGATGAATTTCCATTATTAAATAACCAACAATATATAAGACAATATATAACAGTTCCTCCCAATAGCGTAAATTCTACACAAACAATTTTTAATAGTTCAACTGATAGTATAACTGACTCATCAGATAATTTATTTCCAACAGACGCAATTTTTATTGGTGATTGGGATTTTCAATTTTATACTTTTACAGAATATAAAAATAACGCTACTTATCCAATGTTTGCAACAGTTCAAGGAAATTCAAGTTATTCACACGGTAGAATTGTTCATAATAATCACTTAAGTTCTGGAACAACAGGATCAGGAGTTTCTCCAATAGTAAAAGCTCAAGTTCCAACATATTATGAAATTGATTATGTTGATACGATAAATAATAACAATGAATTTGAATCAATGTTTGTTCCTGTAAAAACAAATGCTGGAAGTTTTGGGGTTTCTGGTCAGCAAATACAAATGGATCAATCAGGAAACGATACTTTTACTTATGAAGTTGGAACCTTAAGATTTGGAGATGGATCTGGAGCAAACTCTACAGCAACTATACAGGTTTACAATGGAACAAAATGGGTTTTCGTTAATTCAGATGGAAAATGGGCAAAAGGGATTTATGTTTGGAATGCTGGAACATTAGAATATGATTGGAGTGCTTTAACTTATAATAAAAAATTGCAAAACTTAGTGGGGGAGGAGAGTATGAACAACCAAAGCAAATCAATTTTAACTTTCAATGGAACAACTGCTCTTTCTGAAACAGATAAATTTTGGTCAGGTTCTACAAGAATAAAATTCGTTAATCCAAACACAAAGTTAATTGATTCAGACAATAAGGAATACATGATGATGAGATCCAATTTTGACTTAACAACAGATGAATTTGGTGGGGAGTGGGTGCAAGTTAAATATGAAGTTCCTTCAACAGTAACAACAGGAGATAATACATGGGATGGAAGAGATTTTCCAGACAATCCAGGAGAAACAAATAATTAACATATGATTACTACTAACATAAACACAACCCCTCCAAATTATGAGGAGCAAAACAATAGTTTTTATTTAACTCAATTAGATCGAACTTATGATGAAGGAGTTGAATTAAGCGATTCAAGTTCTGTTGGATGCAGACCATTAGCTTTCCCAATAAAAGCGGGAACCAAAATTTTAATTGATGGATTAAGTTTAGAAATTTATTCAGATGCTGCTCAATTAGATACAGAGTTTTTTATAACAACAACTACACTTTCACAATCTATAAATAAAGGGGCTGTTATAACAATAGACAAAGTTAATTTATTTTTACAATACCAAAGAAAAACAGAAGGACAAGTTGCAGGATTTAACATTGATGCAGATGGAATTACAAAGGGAGGTGTTGAAATAACGGGATGGTTGGATAGTGATACAATGACAGGAGCAACTGCAAACAATGTTCCAACTGCTGAATCTGTTAAAGCTTATGTTGACGCAA